CTACAGCGTGACGACGTCGCAACCGGCCGGGCACGGCGTCCCGATGCTTGAGATGACCGCGCCCGAAAGCAACACGTCGCCAGAGCCCCGCAAACGGCCCGCCAGCGCGCAAGCGCCAATCCGGGCACTCCGGGACGGGCGGACCCCAGAAACCGCGCCAGCGACCGCCGCAAGCGATCTGGCAACGTAGGGGGGCTCTCAATCTTGCGGACAATCGCTTGGGAGGCGAGGCTTGGCAAAACACACACAACAGGCCGAAATTCGCACCGGGGGTGCAAACATCTCCCCCGAGAGGGGGGGGGGCAAAATCTTTGCAGAAGTCACTTGGGAGGCGGGGCGTAGATGTGAAAAACTATAAACGGCCTCATTTCCTATTCGAGGATGAAATTCCCATAGAATGACCAACAGCCAACTTAGGAGCGACCCATGAATGGCCAAAATCTGACGTTTCCCGAGCTTGTTCGACTTGCCGAGGTCGCAGCCGACGACCTTGCGGCCGCAACCGGTTGCGCCCCGGAGCGTGTGGACCTTGCGGCGTTTGTCGGGGCGTGGCGTCGTTTGAAGGCGGCCGTTGGTGACGGGGCCGGCGAATGAGCGCGCGGCGTCCGATTTCCTTCGACCGGCTCAAGCGCTGCCATGACGCGGCCGTCGCAATCCTTGGGTCCACACTGGCGAATGATCCGTTGGAGCTTGACGCGGCGGCGCTCGAAAGCGCGTGCGACCGGATCGCCCGGCGTGCGGGCGCGGCGCTGGTTGTCTCCGATTTGCGGGCGTTGGTTGCCGAGTTCGAAGCCGTCGCGGCGGCTGAGGCTCGCGGCCGGGCGCGCGACGAATGGATGCAGGCGCGCGGGCACCGGGAGAACGGCGAATGATCGGCGAAGACGAAATCCGGGCGCGATTGGGCAGCGACTTCGCGAACGCGCTGCAGGGCGTCGCGCAGCGGCTTGCGGCGCACGGCGTGGACCACCGGCTGGCGGCTGACGCGGCGCTGGCGGCGGCGTGCGCGGCGCTGTTGCACGGCATGGGCCATGCGGCGCTGGCGGCGCACTTGCGCCAGATTGCCGACCGCCTCGAAGCCGATGGCGGCGCGCCGGAAATCCATTGACGCAAGCAGCTTGACCGGGTAGCGCGTTCTTGCTATGTTCCAAGTCTTGTCACCGGCCCCGAGCCGGGACGCGCCTATACGCAACGGCAGCGCGCCGGGCTTTGGGTTCGAACGTTTCGAAACCAATTCACGCCCGAGGTGCGCCCTGTGCAAGCAGCCCCGATTCGATTGATTTGCGACGGCCCAAGCGCGCGCCTTTTCGCGGGCGGCGAGGTCGGCGAGATCACCGGCTATGGCAGCGTGTTCGACGTCCGCGATTCGCAAAAGTCGGCAGTTTTGCCGGGCGCGTTTCGCAAATCGCTGGCGGCTTGGCGCGACAGGGGCCGGAGCCCGCCGATGCTTTGGCAGCACGACGCCAACGAACCTATCGGGGTTTGGACTGCGCTCGCGGAAGATCGGCGCGGCCTCAAAGTTACCGGCACGGTTAACCTCGAAATAGAGCAAGGTCGCGAGGCGTGGTCGCTTGTAAAACAGCGTGCAGTCACGGGTCTGTCTATCGGATTTACCGTCGTTGCTGAAGACTTCGACAGAGCAAACGACATTCGTTTACTCAGGGAAGTCGACCTTTGGGAAATCAGCCTTGTGACTTTTCCGGCAAATTCGGAAGCGCATCTCGAACCCGTGCGGTTCTCTGATCGATCCGCATACGAACGATTTCTGCGCCAACACGGCGTCGCCCGGGCGGCGGCGCGCAAGCTGGCGACGGGCGGATGGTCCGCCTTGTCGAAGCCCGAACCACAACCAGACCCGGCCCTTGCAAAGCTGCTCGCCCGTATCGACGAGGCGGCGGCGCAAACCCGCAGGGCCTCTTTCCTGAAAGGATATCCAAATGACTGACGCTACGACGATGATTCTGGACAAGTTCGAAGGCTACTCGGAAGCGGTCGCCGACCGGCTTGCGCGCCTTGAGGCGGCCTTGGAGCGCGCCGAAACCCGCGCGGCGCGGCGCGACGCGTTCGGCAGCGGCGGCGATTACGTCCGTCTCGAAGACCGCCAGCACACTGAGGCGTTCGAGCAGTGGCTTCGCGCTCCGGGCGACCGCCGGGCGACGAACGCGCTGATTGAGACCGAAGCGGCGGCGATGCCGGCCGAGCGGCGCGCGGACGGGCTGACCGGCGCGTCGGGCGGGCACTTGATTCCGGCGCCCGTGATGACGGACGTCGCGAGACGAATCGTGAACATTTCGCCAATCCGTTCGATTGCGCGCGTGGTTTCTGTCACTTCAACGCAGTCGAAATTTCCGATGGATCGCGCCGGCGCGGCCGGCGGCTGGATCGGCGAAACCGGAAGCCGGTCGGCGACCGCCGAGCCCGTTCTCGACCTTCGCAGCCCGACCTACGGCACAGTTTATGGGCTTGTCTCGCTGACCGAAGAGCTGGCGCTGGATTCGGCGCTCGACGTCCGCCAGTGGCTGATCGACGCCGCCTCGACCGCGATTGCGGCGTCGGAAGGTCTTGCGTTTGTGTCTGGCAACGGCACGACCCGGCCGACCGGCTTTTTGGCTGGCCCGACGCCGGTTGTGACCGCTGACGCGACGCGCGCGTCCGGCACGTTGCAGTACACGCCGGGCGGCGCGGCGGCGGCGATCTCTTCCGTCGATCCGCTGGTCCAGATGTACTGGACTTTGAAGGCGGCGCACCGGCAAAACGGCACTTGGTTAATGAATTCTCTGACCGCGGCAACGATCATGCTGTTGAAAGACAGCCAAGGCCGCAGCCTTTGGTCTCCGGGGCTGGCGGAAAGCAGTCCTTCAACGTTCATGGGGCGGCCCGTCGTAATCGCCGAAGATATGCCAGCCATTGCGGCAAATGCATTCCCGGTTGCGTTCGGCGATTTCCGCGAAGGTTACTTGATCGCCGACTCTATGCCGCTGCGAATTACTGTCGATGACAACGTTTCCACTCCGGGCCTGATTCGGTTCTACGTGCGGAGACGCGTCGGAGGCGTGATTCTGAATTCCGAGGCGATCAAACTACTTCGCGTTTCCACCACCTGATCGGACGCGCGCGGCCGCTTCACTGCGCGCCAGTCCCGGCGGCGGCCTTCGCCTTTTCCAAGCGCGCGTCGCTGCCCTTCCACGGCGGCGCGCGCGAGTCCCGGCGGCCCTCTCCACCGTCGGGCACAACGCGAATCGCCGCTCCCGGACGTACGGGGCGGCGGTTCGTTCGTGTGCTGACGATTTCCGAAGTGATCGAGACCGACTCGCGGGCTTTCTCGCAACCTCAAAACAATTCGTATACGGACGAAAAATCGGGCTTGCCGAACGTCGCGAAGCAGCGCAGGCTTAAGGCGGATCGACGCGACGTTTAGCGCGCCGCGCCGTTTCCCGCCGAACGCTGAGGTTTCAACCATGGAAAGTCTTGCAGAGAACAGCGCAGCCCGCCTTCCGGCGCTTGTGGACCGGGCGGCGCAAGCCCTGTCCAGCGCCCGCACCGCCGCCGAAGTTCTGGAGGCTCGCGACGCTGCCGGCCTCGCCTACGACTTAGCAAAGACGGCGGCACGCTTGGCACAGGCAAAGGGCGCGCACGACTCGCTCATTGCCGCGGCGCACCGTGTGCAAGCCGACGCTCTCATGATTGAGGCTCGCGCCAAGCGCCGCCTTGCCGACGAATACGACGGCGCGCAAGCGCGCGGCGAGGTGGCAACGCGGGGGGGCGAACGTTCCGGCAGAGAACATTCGCCTGCCGTGCCCACCGCCGCCGATCTCGGCCTCACCCGCAAGATGGTTTACCAGGCTCGCCAGCTCCGCGATGCGGAGGCGCGCCTTTTCGCGGGCGGCGAGGTCGGCGAGATCACCGGCCATGCGTCGGTTTTTGACGTCCGCGATTCGCACGCGAGCGCTGTTGCGCCCGGCGCGTTCGCGGCCTCTCTTGAGGACTGGAAGCGCAAGGGCCGAACCCCGCCGATGCTTTGGCAGCATGACCCGGCCGAGCCGATAGGCGCGTGGACGTCTCTTGCCGAAGATAGTTTCGGCCTCAAGGTGTCCGGGCAACTCAACCTTGAAGTAGCGCGCGCTCGCGAAGCGTGGTCGCTGATCAAGCAGGGCGCGCTCACCGGGCTGAGCATCGGCGTGAACGTCGCCGAAGAGCGCTACGACAAGACGAACGAAATCCGTGTACTGACGGAATAGCGAGCCGATGGGCGCGCTCGCCCGCCGGGCTTCTGCGGCCGGGCAAGCCGGCATCGGCCTCGAAGGAGGCGAGCGTTCCGCCAGAGAACAATCGCCTGCAGCGCGGCGTCTCGCTGCTGCGCCGCACGTTCCCGCGCCGATCCCGGCATGACGCCACCGTCGTTGCTGGCCGTGGGGCGCTGCAAGCCCGCCAGAGGCCCGCCTGAGCCGCTCGCGGTCTCGGGGCCCGCCAAGGCCCGCCAGAAGCCCGCCAGAAGCCCGGAGACGCGCGCGGGCGTGTCCGGCTCCGATATCTAGCAGGCGTTCGTCCGCGCTCGCTGGCGGCCCGTCTGCGGCCCGTCAACCGGCATCGGCGGCACGGCCTCGAGGTGATCGCCACGGCCTCGAGGTGATCGCCACGGCCTCGAGGGCGCGCTTGTTGTCGGGGGCCCAACTGCCGAAACGTGAAATCGTCTACGTTCGCCCGCCCGGCGCTGGCCGGCCGTACGTTGCCGGGGCGATCCCGGCCAACACGGCGGCGCGCGATCCTGAGGCGGCGCTTGCGATGGTGACGGGCGGATCGCCGGTCGCGGCAAGCCCCGTCCGAAGCCCGCCAGAGGCCCGCCTGAGCCGTTCGCGGTCGCCGGGCATCCGCCACCCCGGCCCGCCCGCCGGAGCGCGTCAGTGACCTCCTGAGGGGCGTGGCGACGGCCCTCAAAATGGGGCTTGCCGAACGGGCCGAACCAGCGCAACCTTAAGGCGGACCGACGTGGCGTTTCAACCGCCGCGTCGGCCCTGAGCACAACCGATCAATGTGAGGATCGATCATGCCTGATTCAGCGAATAGCACGATTCCGCCCGGCGACAAGATCGCCGGCAGTTTTCAGCCGAGCGGCCCGTTGCGCTGGCCACCGCCGGGCACCGAGATTTGCCCGTATGAGCGGTTGCAGATTATGACGCGGCTGCTTAGGCTCGCGATGCGAGGCCACGCGGGCGTCGAAGTCGGACCGCCGGACGGCGACGTGGTCGCGTTGGCGTGTCTGGCGAGCGATCTCTTGATCGCGATCGAGCAATTGAGCCCGCCCGCACCAGCGCCGGGCGAACCCGACGCGGCCTGACCGATGGACCGACCCGCCGGTCGCACGGGCGCTCCGGCGGGCTTTTCCGCAACCGGAAATTGCTCCGTGTGCGGAGTGTCTTTTCGTCAGTACACAGACGAAATCGGCAAATCATCCGTATACGGAGGATGTGCGCAGAAATCGGCTGGCGTTTCTGGGGCCTGCCAAGTGATTTCCGCGCCGGCCTACGGGCGCAAGCGGCGGTTTGTGACTGCCCGTTGCGGCAAGTCGTGACTGCCCGTGGTTTTCCACAACTGGAACGCCGTTTGTTTTCAATGGGTTGCGAGTATTCGGCGCACCAAACCATTCCGTATACTGATCATCGTCCAACTAGGCTTGCACCTTGCCGCGAACACATAGAATGTTCTTTTAGCGTTCTGCAGCCACGAGGGTGAACCGATGCCCCGCCGCCGGTCGAAATTCACGCAATACGATCTGGCCCGCGCCGCCCGCGCGGCTCACGCGCTTGGACATGGCCATCTTGTCCGGGTCACGCCGGATGGCTCCATTTGGCTGCTACCACCGGATGTGGCCTTAAGCTCGACTACGGCGGCACCGGCAGCGCCGCCCGCCTCGCCGCCGCAACCGGCGACACCGCTTGAACGATGGCGGGCGACCCGTGGTCAGGACTAGGCTTCGCGACGTGAACACGATCCGCAAGCGGCTCGCTGATGGATCGGTCAAAACGTTCTACTACCACAGGCCGACTGGTGAGAGGTTGCCGGGCGCGCCGGGCGACCCTGAGTTCCTCAATGCTTACGTGAAGGCGACGGCGGCAAGGTCGCGACACCACGACGGCACGCTGAGTGCCCTCATTCACGCGTGGAGCCTTTCGCCGAAGTGGACCGACCCGCCGCCGCCTGTTGGCGGCGGATACGCCGAAACCACGCGGCGCGAGTATCGTCGGATGCTTGTCGCCATTGAGAGGCGCTTCGGCGACCTGCCGATTGATGCGCTGGAGGACTCCGCAGTCCGGCAAGACTTCCTCAGATGGCGGGCGAAGGTCGCAAGCGAGAGCGGAGCCCGAGAAGCGGATCACCGGCTGGCCGTTCTGTCGGCGCTCCTCAGTTGGGCGAAGGAGGACGCGGGCGAGATCGGCCAGCGGCATTTTGGACAACTACCTCGCCCGGACGCGGCCTCTTGCCGAGGGCGCGATTGCCCGTTTCCAGAACGCAAAGACAACACGTTTTGCAAACCGCCTGCAAACCAGGCCACCGAAGCACCC